GAAGATGGCGGTCGTAGCCCGTCATATTACTGCTGGGAAGTTCCCGGCACTAACACGAGGGATTATGGATGACCTCAGTTGGCGCCGGAAGGCGAGGATACCTACCATTCGTTGATGCGCATTACGTCATTTACTTCGTTTGCGATGTTGCTGCAAACGGAGCCTCACACTGCCACTGGGAAGTTCCAGGCACAAACACGAGGGACTATCAATGAACGCTGTGACTGCTGCAATCCGTGAGGCGACCCTTAAGCCCCTCACGAAGAAGACCCTGCATTACCTCCGCACCCGTGGCAGCCTCACGCCTCTGGTCTTCTGGTCCACCTACGGCTCTATGGCGTTGGCTCAGCAGGTCCATGACCTCCGCTCAGCAGGCTTCAACGTGGTGACGACCATGAAGACCGATGAAGAGGGCGCGCGCTATCCGAGCTATACGCTTGAAAAGAAAACGCGAAAGTAGCCCTCACGTCCGCCACGAGCCATGCCCCAAGTGCGGGAGCAAAAACAACCTGTCCAGGAGAGCGGATGGGTCTGCACACTGCTTTGGGGCATCCTGCGGATACAACGAGTTTGCTGATGGTCAACCGAGGGAGAATGCCGTGAAGGACCAAGACGCGCCTGACTTCCTCCCTGGGGTCTATGCTGCCCTTGAGAACCGTAAGCTCACCAGGGAGACCTGTGAGGCTTGGGGTTATCAGGTCAACCACGAGCGAGGCTGCCAGCTTGCCAATTACCGGGACGCTAAGGGCGAATTGGTGGCTCAGAAGGTCCGGAAGGCCGGGAAGAAGTTCTCGTGCATCAACGGATCGAAGGACATGCCACTGTACGGCATGTGGCGGGCTGGAGGTGACCTTAGCGTTGTGATCACCGAGGGTGAGATTGACGCCATGTCGGTCTCTCAGGCCTTCAAGCATAAATATGCTGTGGTCAGCCTGCCGAACGGGGCTGGCGATGCAGCATATAGCTGCCAGCTTCATTACGAGTGGTTGTCCAGGTTCAAAAAGATCGTCCTAATGTTCGATCAGGACGAACCCGGGCGCAAGGCAGCCGAACAAGCCGCTGCGGTGCTCCCGATGGGCAGGGTTCACATCGCCATCTTGCCGCGCAAGGACGCTAACGAAATCCTGGTCCAGGATGGGGCTGCTGCGTTGGTTGATGCGTTCTGGAAGGCGGCGAATGCGCCTCCCTGGCGTCCTGATGGCATCATCGAAGGCTCGGAAATCACTGTCGAGGACCTCAAGAAAGAGCAGTCGCCTGGATACGAGCTGGTCGGAACCCCTGAGCTGCAAGAGATGCTCATGGGGCTAAGAAAGAACGAACTGACGCTGATCACGGCTGCATCCGGTATCGGCAAGTCAACATGGGCTCGCCAGCTTGCCTACATGCTCCAACAGTCGCACGGGCTCAAGATCGGCAACGTGTTCCTGGAGGAGCAATACCGCAAGACAGCGAAGGCCTATGTGGCCCTGCACCACGCTGTGCCTCTGTCAAAGCTCCGTGCCGATAGTAGCCTGCTGACGCATGAGCAATTTGCCGAGGCGAAGGCCTCCGTCGTTGACCAAATGTCGTTCTATAACCACTTCGGTTCGCTTGAGCAGGGCAATCTCTTTGCCAAGCTGCGGTACATGGCGACAGTGCAGAAATGCGACTTCATCGTTCTGGACCACATCAGCATTGTCACGTCCGGTATGGAAAGCTCAAGCGAAGGTGAGCGCAAGGATATCGATATCCTAATGACAAAGCTCGCCTCTTTCGTACAGGAAGTTGACGTTGGCATCATTGCCATTGTGCACCTCAAGCGCACGGACAAGTCATTCAATGAAGGCGCGAAGATCAGCCTGAATGACCTGCGAGGGTCTGCATCGCTGGAGCAATTGTCGTTCAATGTCTTAGCGCTTGAGCGCGATCAGCAGGCTGAGGGTGACACCAGGGATCAAAGCGTCATCAGGGTCCTTAAGTGCCGCGAAACTGGCGACACAGGAACGGCTGACACGCTGATCTATAACCGCAACACAGGATGGCTTAACACACCAGACCTGATCACATTGTAGGAGGCGACATGAAGCGCCTGCACTTCGATATCGAGTGCAACGGGCTGCTTGATACGGTTAGCAAGGTACATTGCATCGCCGCGATGGACGTGGACACGCACGAGCAATTCGAGTGGGGGCCGAAGGAAATCCCTCAGGCCCTCGAAACACTCGAAAAGGCTGACAAACTCGTGGCGCACTTCGGGCTGGGGTACGATTTCCCGGCCCTGGAGCTGGTTCACGGGTTCGTGGTCGCTCCGGAAAAGCAGGTCGATTCCTACATCATCGCCAAGCTGATCAAGTCAGCGCAGAAGGACCACGACCACGAGCTGGTGCAGGCCAAACGGCTGCCTCCAAAGCTCCACGGCAAGCACTCCATTGAGGCCTGGGGGTACCGCCTCGGCATCCCGAAGCTCCATGCGGACATTGAGGTGTGGGACTTCTGGACCAAGCAAATGCAGGAAAGATGCGTCGGTGACGTTGGAACCCAGGCAGCGCTATGGGACTTCCTCCAGCCGGACAAATACAGCCAGCGAGCCATTGAGCTTGAGCACCGCATAGCGAGGCTCTGTCGCCGTATGGAGCGCGTTGGGTGCTGGTTCGATGCTGAGGGGGCTCAAAGGCTCCATGTGGACCTCTTGGGCAAGCAGGAAGCCCTGTCTGAGGCATTGATTGCTGAGTTCGGCTATTGGTTTGAGCCGACAAAGAAGGCCCTCGACAAGGACGGCTGTGCGCAAACATGGACGCCAAAGCGCCCTGACGCCAAAGCTGGCTACTGGGGAGAGTACGAAGCCGTAATGGCGAAGGACCCATTCTCAGGCGAAGACGTACCGACCGGGAAGAAGGTCTTCCGTGGCTTTCCCATGACGAAGATTGAACGTGTCGATTTCAATCCTTCGTCGAGGCGGCACATCATCAGGAAGCTCAAAGAGTTGGGCTGGCAACCTGAGACCTTCACCGAGTCCGGGGAGGCCAAGGTTGATGACGACGTGCTGGAAAGCCTAGCCGACGACTTCCCCCAGGCAGCGAAACTTGCCGAATACCTGCTGTTGGACAAGCGCCTCGGTCAGATTGCCGATGGCGACAACGCATGGCTTAAGAAGGTCGCAGCGGACGGGAAGATGCATGGTGCCATTGACACCATGGGCACGGTGCACAGCCGAGCGTCCCATTTCAGCCCAAACATGGGGCAGGTCCCTGCCAGCAAGTCCCCCTACGGGGCTGAGTGCAGGGCTTTGTTCGGGCCTAACCGCTTGACTACGCTCCAGGCGGGCTGGGGAGGTCCTGACGAGCCGATCGTCCAGGTCGGTGCCGATATGTCTGGGCTGCAATTACGCGCTCTGGCACACCTCCTGCATCCCCTGGACGGTGGAGCCTACAGCCAGATTGTGACCTCCGGTGACGTGCACTGGGCACACACGCAGGCCATGGGGCTGGTGGGGGCTGACGAGGCTCGCGACAAGCACTCCGAGTTGCACAACATCTTGCGCGAAAAGGGCGCGAAGACGTTCGGCTATTCGTACCTGTTTGGATGCTTCCCTCCGAAGAGCGGTAAGGTGGTCCGCGACTGCCTGACCACAGCCAAGAACAAGAACCCTGAGTGGAGCTACCTGTTCGACAGGTTCTTTAAGAAGACCCTGAAAAGCGGGAAGATCAGCACTCGGTCTGACAGCGAAGTGGGCAAGCAGGTCCGTCAAAGCTTTGACGAAAAGCTCAAGCTTGAGGGGCTTCATGCGAAGCTTAAGGCCTGCCTGAAAGCCTACAAGAACCATTTGCCAGGGCTAGACGGCCGCCTCGTGCCCTGGCGTTCGGACCACTCAGCCCTCAACTTCGCCTGTAGCTCTATCGAGGCCATTCTGTGCAAGCAGTGGCTCTGCGACTCCGTGGACGCTCTGGAGGCCAAAGGTTACGTTTGGGGTCGTGACTTCGTCGTGATGCTTTGGGTGCATGACGAGCAACAGTTAGCCTGTAGGAGTAGCATTGCAGAAGAAGTCGGCAAGACGCTCGTCGAGTGCGCGAAGCAAACCGGCGAAAAGCTCGGGTTCCGAGTCCCGCTCGCGAGTGAGTACAAGATCGGTCGGAATTGGTTCGACTGCCACTGACGATCAGTTACTCGTCAAGGTGCTCCGGCGCGCTTGGCGGGAGCCTTTCAGTCTAAGCAGCAACTTCGCAAGGTCGCATCAAGCCCATGTGGCTCTTGCGGCTTGCAAGCGTTTAATCACAACTCGGGTCGGCATCAACGTGTATGGGCGCGCTTGGCTCATTACGCATGCGGGGCTGCGGTATATTAATGAAAGTGAGGTCCAGTGATGGACATAAAGTTCCAGGACGAAGGTCGTTATCGAGTCTTACGTGTGAAAGACATGGATGACGAAGACTATCTGACAGTCAACGTCTTGCAGTCGTGGAGGAGCGTAGACGCCCCATTTGTGGTCTTTATGACCTCTCATGGCGTGCCCGTCACTCTTACGCACGCTCAGGCTGGCAGGTTGGGATTGGCACTGTTGAAAGAGGTTGCACGCTGAAAAAACCCAAGCTCCTACTCGACGCGGACCTGATAATCTATCGTCAGTGTGCCGCAGTGGAGCGGGATATCGCGTGGTCGTCAGTCACTGGTGACGAGACTGACGAGAGTACGCACACCTTGGTCGCCGATGTCGGAGAGGCCTTTACCGGCGTTGAGAGGGCGGTCAATCGCCTGTGCGACAAGTTCGATAGCGACGACGTGCTCTTGTGCCTCTCGAAGGGCCGCAACTTCCGGTACGGGGTTGACCCGGACTACAAGGCCAACCGGAAGGGCACCAGGAAACCCCTGGCCTATACGGCCGTTGTAGCGCGCGCAAAAGAGACTTGGCGGTACTCTGAGACCGAGGGCTTGGAAGCTGATGACCTGCTGGGCATCTTCGGCTCCCGGTTCAAGAACTCGGTTATTTGCTCAGCCGACAAGGACATGAAGACCATCCCCTGCACGCTATGGGATGGCAAGCAGGTCCGAAAAATCGAAACACACGAGGCTGACTGGTGGTTCTGCTACCAAACCCTCGTTGGTGATACCGCGGACGGCTACCCTGGGCTCCCTGGCACTGGTCCGAAGAAGGCAGAGTCAATCCTGCCGACAAAAGGGACGATCAGGGAGCTATGGGCGGCCGTCAAGGCTGCTTACGAGCACAAGGGCCTCACCGAAGCTGATGCACTGAAACAGGCAAGGCTTGCCCGTATCCTTCGCAAAGAGGATTGGGACGCAAAAAGGAAGGAGCCAATTCTTTGGACGCCACCGAATTGAAACTACCGCACGCTTGGGTGGACACGATGTTTCGCCTGTGGTCAGTGCTGCCTTCGGCAGTCCTGGCTGGAGGCGCACTGCGAGACCTTGACAATGGTCGTCCGGTCAAGGACCTTGACGTGTTTCACACCGAGATTGAATACCCTGTATGTTACCTGGATGATGGGCTGGCGAAGGCCGGATACCACTTCCACAGTCAATGCGGCGGAACGTACATGATGGGCGCTGCGGCCGAAGTCGATAGTACTTCCCTCTACCGGAGTAATAAAGGTCTTCCGGACCTTAACTTGATCAGGTTGTTGACGGGGTTCAACCTTGAGAAGATTATCAATCGTGTTGATTTCGGCATTTGTCAGATTGGCCTTTCCAAACGCGACTTTATGGTCACTGACGCTTACCGGCGCGATAGAGTCGATAAATGCTTCACGTTGACGCGAGCTGATAGCGTGGAAGGCGTGCGCCGCTCTTTGAACCGCTTTGAGCGCCTCAGGCGGAAATACCATGATTGGGAGCTGCGTTGGGCTCCAGAGGCTGAGGAGATGGTCTCTCAGGCTATGATGCTGGAAATGGTAGGTGGCTGATGGCTGAGCCTGCTTGCCGCATTCGGCGTTACGCCATCTTCAATCCTGCGACGGACGATCTGAAAAAGGTTTACCTGACCGCTTTTCCTGCGCTGTATATGTCGTATCATGTTGCTCTTTCCGTACTGAAAGCACAGCAGAAGAGAGGAAGGTATCAGGAATATGAGGTTCATGAAGTGGAGATTGTAGTCCGATGAACAAGGGCCTAATGATTGGTCTCTACTCAAGCTCTATGCGGTCTGGCAAGAGCACTGTGGCTCGGATGCTGGAGAATAGTCTTTCTGCCGAGACTATGTCCTTTGCAGAACCGATCAGGAATGCGGTCATCGAAATTGCCTCCCCGTTTATCGGTAGCAGGCGTCTTACGAAGAGTTGGCTGACTGACGAGCGAAAGGACTGGACCGTTATCCCCGAACTTGGTGTTACGCTTCGCTGGTTGCTCCAGACATGGGGTCAAATCGGCAGGAAGAATATTCATCAGGATTTGTGGGTAAAACTGGCTGAGCAACGTGCGCTGGATTGCAACGATCCTGTGATTTTCGACGACATGCGCTTTCCTAACGAGTACGATATGATCAAGCGTAACGGCGGCTTGTGCATCCGTATCGTCCGTGATGTTGGCCTTATGAGCGACGCCAACGGCTCCGAGGGTTTGCTTGACGATCACATGTTCGACATTACAGTCCCCAATTTTGGATCGCTACGAGACCTCAGCGATGAGGTGGGACGGGTCGCCAACGACATACGGGAGAGAAAGCTTAGATGACGACTATCGCATTCCGTGACGGTATCCTGGCTGCTGATGGCAGGGTGACGTTCGGAGACCTTATTGTTGGCGACACGTGCCGTAAGATCACCCGGTTGTCCGATGGGTCACTCTTCGCTTTGTGCGGCGATGACACGCACGAGCAGGCTATTATCGGCTGGCTGGAGGGTGTGGGTCCGCGTCCTGATGGTGAGGAATTCACGGCCATTCATGTGCGCTCGGGCGGAGCCATTTTCGTCTACCACGGCGATGGCGAGGCCTTCCGCCCCTACCCCTACACCAAATTCGCCGCCTGGGGTAGCGGGGCCGAACTTGCTATCGGAGCAATGGAAATGGACGCCACGGCTGCTCAGGCTGTCACAGTCGCCTGTCGACGTAATGTGGCCTCTGGCGGCTCTATTCAGATTGAGAGGGTGAGGCACAACGCATGATGAACGATCAGCAAATCCGCCTGGAGTGCCTTAAGCTCGCCATTAGCACCCCTGGAGACCCTAACGTCCTGGCAACCGCCCGACGCTACGTCGAGTTCGTCACAGAGGCTCCCGCGCCGGCGGCTCCAGTAGAGGCTCCAAAGGCACCAAAAGGCCCCCGTAAGGCCTGAGCCGAACTGAAAAAGAACCGATAAGGAAACCCACCAGGGAATCTTTATCGGTTCATTTTGGTTAGCTTTTCCTCATGCTCCTGGAGAACTGCCACGCAATCCAGAGGACTGAAACGATCGGCAGTAACTCAGCGAAGCTTGAGGAGAGGCTATGGACGGACGGGAGCCACCAAGGGGAGCACAATCCGACGCCAGCCACAAGGTCCGTACCGGCTTCCTGGCTCACTCGTAGGTCCTCCTGAGGGTTTCGTACCACGATACCAAGCGCTTGCCGCAACGATCAGTCGCCACGGCTCGCACACGGTCATTCTTCCACAGGGCCTCGACCTCCCCAACGGTCAAGGGAGCGTCCTTGATCGCCACGACGCCCTTGAAGCACGTCCGGAACTCGTTGGGCACGGGAGGGAGTTGGGTCGATAGGGTGACCCTACCGGATGTCACGCACCCGGCGAGCAGCATTGAGGTCAAGGCAAGGGCTGCGATTGATCGGAGTTTCACTGGCTATTCTCTTGAGTTTTGTCAATTCGGCCTGATCGGCCTCGTATCTGGCGGTGTATGCCTCTGCGAGGCTGTTGAGGGCTTCGAGGCGCTTCTGAATGATGGCGACCTTGGTGGCTGCCTCCTCGGAAACACGACGCTGGTAAGCGTTCCGGTCGATTTGCTGATAGGCAAAGGCGAGAGCCAGGACCACCAGGGCAGCCAAGGCCAGCTTCCAGTTCTTCGCGAACCATGCTAAGGCGCCCAAGGCTACGACAGCCAGCACCACCACCAGGATCAGGGCGAAGTTCGCGGTGACGTAGGACCAGAGCCACATCATGGGTTCTTGACCTCCGACAGGCCGGCAAGGCACATCTTAATTTCGGATGCGCGTCGGTTGGCGAGGCCCTGGCGGTATCGTCCGCCGGCTTTGTTCCAGCCACGGAGGGCCTCGCAGGCGGCGCGGTCCTTGCCGGCATTGAGGAGCTTGAGCGCTCTAGACTTGCAGAAGCCCCCAGACCCGACATTGTAGGCAAAGCTGAGGTAAGCGGCCCTGGTGCGGTCCGAGACCGGCACCTTGATGCATCGGTTGATCTCTGCAAGGTACCTGGGGAGCTTCTTCGCCAGCATCTCCTGACACTGCTCTTTGGTGTAGCGGTCGCCAACTTTGACGCCCTCGGTCTCGCCATAGCAGACTGTCGGGATGCCATAGGCGAGCGTGTCAGGCTTCGCGGTGAGCCACAGGCCCTCCCACATGGAGACCAGGGGCACGGCACAGAGGATCACGCCAGCGATGGCGCCTCCGACCTTCGATTTGCTGTTGATGGCAGGCATTAGTCACTCACGTGTTTTTGAGCCACCAGGCGGGAAACCAAGGCGGCTGCTGTGATCAGGAATGATAGGGAGGCGAAGACGCCAGGGGCTATTCGGTCGCTAAAGAGCGGAACGATGGCTTCGAGGCCTGAGAGCACTGCTGCCACCGCGATGAAGCGTACCGACCACGAGCGCGTAAGGACCCAGTGCCAATCGGCGATTAGGTGGGCTTGGAGTTTGTTCATAGTGCTTTAACGTTTGAGGGCTGCGCATAATCTCGATTCTGGAA